TGGGTTGGATGGCTCGACGGTGACGGCTTCGATCAACGCTGGCAGCGCAGACCCACTGCTGCTGACCTACGTGAACAGGCAATTAGGCGCGTCTGTGACTACGCAATGGACGAACAACCAGCTTTGGCTGGCACCCTTCCGGCTTGCCGGAGGTTCGCTTTCAGCCAGCACCATGCAGGTAATACAGTCAATCTCTGGAACTTACACCAGTGCTGTTGCGGCTACATGGGCGCAGACGTTGCGGTGGGCGTTGTATTCAAACAATACGTCGAACAGCACCAGATTTGATACGTGGCAGTCCGGTAGTTTCACTATGAACCACTGGAACAGTGGAACGTCCAGCGGGTCTTACGCTGTGCAAGGAACCACATCGTCGTCGGCTGGAACTGCGGTTCTTTCACTGGCGAACGGTGTTCGTATTTGGCCAATTGATATTGCAACGACGATCCCCGCTGGATTGTATGCGATGGGTGTACAAATCAGCACAGCCTCGACAGGATACTCTGGGCTGCAAACCAGATTTGCGATGATCATGGACAACCCCGCGCCACTAGCTATGGGGCTTGGAGTCGGCTCGGTTACGGTGTCTTCAACTGGATACGTCGATGGTGGAACATTCTCTGTAACCACGACATCGCCGCCAGCGTCGTTTGGCTTCAGTCAAATACGACAGCACTCGAACGTAATGCCATTCTTTAAAATAGGAGCCTTGTAGATGAGAGTAGCAAAGCAGAGCGCGGATGTGGGGCGGCACAACGCAGACTTGGTGAAGTCTTCTGCTCGGATTATTCAAGGCGCGAGCTGGAAGAAGCAGCGCGTGGTTATGCTGATACCCGCAGGTGCCATGATCCCGACCAAGGTTTATCTCTCGCATTGCGGGATAATGTTCCCTCCGAATCAAGCTGTGCATCGCATGGCTGCGATTGGCATGGAAGTGGGTGAGGCGTTCAGCAACGCAATCGAGCAGATTGTCTCGCACCCGGAGATCGGGCAGTGGGAGTATATTTTGACAATCGAGCACGACAACATTCCGCCTTCGGACGGGCTGCTGAAGCTGATCAAGCAGATGGAAGCGCACCCTGAATACGCCTGTATCGGTGGTCTCTACTGGACTAAGGGCGAGGGTGGAGTTCCCCAAATCTGGGGCGACCCTAAAGACCCGGTTCTGAACTTCCGCCCTCAACCCCCGGTTCCCGGGCAGTTGGTTGAGTGCTGCGGCACCGGCATGGGCTTCAACCTGTGGCGGATGTCGATGTTTAAAGACCCGAAGCTCCGCAAGCCGTGGTTCAAGACTGTCGCTGGCAAGGAAGGCGTCGGGACGCAAGACCTCTATTTCTGGGGGGACGCCCGCAAGCATGGCTACCGCTGCGCGATTGATTGCGATGTGTTGGTCGGTCATTATGACGTTGGTTCAGACATTTGCTGGTAAACAGGAGAGATCGTGGGAAAAGCCAAGAAGCTGGGTGTTGTGAATGTGCCGGAGTTCCTGAAGCTGGACATCGGTTGCGGCAAGAACAAAAAGGAAGGCTTCATCGGGGTTGATCAGTACGCCATGCCGGGGGTTGATAAGGTCATGGACGTGCGCGGCAAATGGCCGTGGAAGGACGGCTCCGTTGAGGAAGTGAACTGCTCCCATTTTCTCGAACACCTGACGGCGGGTGAGCGAGTCCACTTTATGAACGAGCTTTACCGGGTCTTGCGGCAGGGAGGCAAGGCTACGGTTATCACCCCCCACTGGGGCAGCAACAGGGCGTATGGCGACCCGACACATCAGTGGCCCCCGGTCAGCGAGATGTTCTTTTACTACCTGTCCAAAGAATGGCGGAAAACGCAGGCTCCCCACACGGACAGGGAGTTCAATCCAAACGGGTACAACTGCGACTTCGAGGCGACTTGGGGGTATTCGATGCACCCGGCGCTGCAGACCCGCAATCAGGAGTATCAGCATCATGCACTGCAGTTTTTCAAGGAATCGGCGCAGGACACCATTGCCACGCTGACGAAGAAGTAGGGTTGCAACTTAGGGCGTAATCCGGATAATGTAATTCGAGACTTTGGGCGTTCGCGGGGAATTCATGCAATCTCAGCAACAATTTGATTTGTCAGGCAAAAAACTGTTCATCGCCATACCGGCGTATGACTTCAAAGTGTCGATCAAGATGCTGGGTTCGCTCATTCAGTTTTCGCAGCAGACCTCGCAGCATGGCATTGGCTTCGAGCTTGGCACGATCTCCGGTTGTTCTGTTGTCTCCCGCGCTCGCAATCTTCTGGTGAGCGACTTCCTCGCCTCCTCCTGTGATTCTTTGCTGTTCATCGATGCTGATATGTCGGTGAATCCTGACGACATCCTTCGCCTTTTCCGTATTACTCCAAGATGGACAAAGATGCGGAAGGCAACATCGTGATGGACGCGATGGGCCTTGTCAGAGCCGAGAGCCTCGGCACCGGATTCATGTGCATCCGTCGCAATGTCATCGAAGCGCTGGTCGCAGCGCACCCCGAGTGGGAGTACTACGATGCCAGTGCCGACCGCAAGCTCCATTCTGTTTTTGATTTCAAATCCACACCTGCAGGCTATATCGGAGAAGATTATCTCTTCTGCGAACGCGCTCGCGCTCAGGGGTTCTCAGTGTGGATCGACCCGACCATCAAGCTGGGTCACTTCGGCATCCATGAATATCATGGAGATTTCGGCAATGACATCCTCTATCCGATGATTCAAGCCGCTCAGATCGAGGAAGAGGAACCGTTAAGGGTGGCATATGGCTAAGAGTCCGGCATGGCAACGAAAAGAAGGCAAAAACCCGAAGGGTGGTTTGAACGCGAAGGGGAGGGCCTCATACAACGCGGCCAATCCCGGAAAGCCCGGATTGAAGAGGCCGCAACCCGAAGGTGGCTCAAGGAGAGACAGCTTCTGCGCCAGAATGTCTGGTATGAAGAAGAAGCTGACATCGAAGAAAACGGCGAATGATCCGAACAGCCGGATCAATAAAAGCCTCCGCGCATGGAAGTGCTGAAACATGGAAATGATGCTTTGGAATGCCGTTCTTTCGTTCTTTGTGGCCGGGATGGGCTTCATGCTTAAAGGCAAGATGGACGAACTCAACCGGATCAGCATTTTGCTGAATCGCACCCGCGAGGAAGTGGCCCGAGAACACATCACTCGCAAAGAGGTGGATGACAAGGTAGACCGGATTGTTGAGCGCTTCGATAGCGGGTTTAAACGCCTCGAAGCAAAAATTGATTACCTCGCCAAAACGCAAAGGAACTGACATGGCTGAACAAAAGCAACAACTGACCCCCGGACAGCGGGAAGCGCTGGACAACGAGAAAGACCGTTTGCGCCGCGAGCAGGAAAAGAAAGCTCCTACTACAGCAACCACGATGGGCGAAGGCAAGCCGAAGTTCAAAAAAGGCGGTTCCGTAGGCTCCGCCTCCAAACGCGCAGACGGCATCGCTCAACGTGGTAAGACGAAAGGACGGATAGTATGAAAAAGATGAAACGGTACGAAGATGGCGGTGATGTCGATTACGACAAGGACTCCGACTCGGAAGCTCAGAAAGTTTATCGTGCTGATCTGACCGAGGTTTCGGATTCGGAACGGATGCCGAAGCGCAGCGCACCGGCCAAGAAAGCCACCAAGAAAGACGACGCGGAGATGGTGTCAAAGGGCCGTATCCCGTCCGGAATGGACCTGATCGGAATGAAGAAAGGCGGTTCCGTAGGCTCCGCCTCGCGCCGTGCGGACGGCATCGCTCAACGTGGTAAAACCAAGGGCCGGATGATCTAATGCCGTCCAAATCCGCAGCCCAACACCGCCTCATGGCGGCAGCAGCAAACAATCCGGCTTTCGCCAAGAAAGTCGGGATACCGCAGTCTGTCGGTGTGGAGTTTATGAAAGCGGATAAGGGCAAGCGTTTTAGCACCACAGCAAAAGTCAACCGGCCAAACACGGCGCATGGTAAAGTTGACATGCCATTTGAATCAACCAAATCGAAAGGTGGGATCATGAAAGAATCGAAAGCGATGATGAAGAAGGAAGTGGCCTTCATGCAAAAGAAGGGCGCTCCGAAGTCCATGATCAAGCACGAGAAAGCCGAAGCTGGCATGAAGTACGCAAAGGGCGGCGGTGTTTTCCGTCGTTCGGCTGATGGCGTAGCCCAGCGTGGCAAGACCAAAGGCAAGATGCTTCGCAAGGGCGGCAGCTGCTGATGAGGCCGTCCCGCGGCATGGGGGCGATCGCCCCCAGCAAGCGCCCTAAACCCAAGACCGTGAAAAAGCGGGATGGGAACGAGCCCGTGAAGTTATACCGAAAGGGCGGAAAGGTGAAGTAATATGGCCTTCAAGACAACCGACACGACTGCGTTTAACCTTGACCTCAACTCGCTTGTGGAAGAGGCGTTTGAGCGTTGCGGCGAAGAGTTGCGTTCCGGCTATGACCTACGCACGGCGCGGCGGTCGCTCAACTTGCTGACCATCGAATGGGCAAATCGTGGGACCAACCTGTGGACTATTGAGCAGGGAGAGCAGGTGCTGACTTACGACGTTGGCGAGTACGACATGCCGGTGGATACGATCGACCTGCTGGATCATGTAATCCGCACTGGTACCGGCCAGAACCAGACCGACATCAACATCTCCCGGATCAGTATGCCGACCTACGCCATGATCCCGAACAAGAACGCCAATGGCAGGCCGATTCAGGTGTGGTTCCAGCGCAAGACCGGGGCTACAGACTCCAGCAACAATCCGGTATACCCCAAGATTCACATCTGGCCGAAGCCGGACAACTCCCAGACCTACACCTTTGTGTACTGGCGGATGCGGCGTATTCAGGATGCCGGTAACGGTATCAACGGCCAAGACATCCCTTTCCGTTTCCTGCCGCCGATGGTGGCTGGGTTGGCGTATTACCTGTCCATGAAGCTCCCCAATGTAGACCCGCAGCGCAGGATGGAGCTCAAGATGGATTACGAGCAGCAATATCAGTTCGCCGCTGAGGAAGACCGGGAGACTGCACCGATTCGGTTCGTCCCGCGGCAGCAGTTTATCGGCGGGTAAGGGGGCCTAGATGCCCAGTCAGTTCTCATCCGGTAAATTTGCGATCGCGGAGTGCGATCGCTGCGGATTTCGGTATAAGCTCAAGCAGCTAAAGTCGCTGGTTATCAAGACCAAGAACGTCAACATTCTGGTCTGCCCGGAGTGTTGGGAACCTGATCAACCGCAGCTGTCGCTCGGCCTGTACCCCGTGAACGACCCGCAGGCGGTGCGTAACCCCCGTCCGGATACAAGCTATTACGAGACTGGGAATGACGGGGCCGGTGGTAGTAGAATGATCCAATGGGGCTGGAATCCCGTGGGCGGCTCCCGTAGTTTTGACGCAGAATTAACCCCCAATGTGCTGGCCCCTGCGGCTGAGATTGGGACTGTTACGGTAGTAACCACACAGGAGTAAGACATGGACGCCAAAAAAGCCGTTCGCAAACACGAACAACGTATGCACCCCGGTAAGAAGCCGACCTTCAAAAAGGGTGGCCCGACCTCGATGGACATGAAGAAGATGGGTCGCAACATGGCCCGTGTTCGCAACCAAGGGAGCAAATGATGGAGAAGATCAAGAAAGTTGCGACGGTTGAGGTTGGTACAGACAATGGCGCAGAGCGCTACATCAACAACATGCGGATGTCGGCTGGCAGCATCAGCTCGAAGGGCTATCCTGAGCCGAAGAGCTCCGGTATCAAGGTTCGCGGCACCGGTGCGGCTACCAAGGGCGTGACTGCTCGCGGCCCGATGGCGTGAGGTAAGGCATGGACTACACGACGCTTTCTCAGACCATTCAACAGTATACGGAGAATACTGAGTCGTCGTTCGTCGCCAACATCCCGACGTTCGTGCAGCTTGCGGAAGAGCGCATCTACAACAGCGTTCAGATTCCAGCAATCCGCAAGAATGCCACCGGCAACCTGACGATCAACAACAAGTATCTGTCATTGCCGATCGATTGGCTGGCGACGTTCTCTCTGGCCGTTATTGATCCGGTAACCAGCGCCCAGACGTTCCTGCTCAATAAGGATGTGAACTACATCCGCGAGGCTTATCCGGGCCCGGACGATGTTGGTGTCCCCCAGCACTATGGCCAGTTTGATGAAAACACGTTAATCCTTGGCCCCACCCCGGACTACGGGTATGAGATGGAGTTGCATTACTACTACTATCCGGAGTCTATCGTTACCGCTGGCACGACTTGGCTTAGTGACAACTTCGAGACCGCCCTTCTCTACGGCGCATTGCGAGAGGCATACGTCAACATGAAGGGTGAGGCCGACATGCTCGCCAACTACGAGGCCAAGTATCAGGAGTCCATGATGCTGCTCAAACAGCTTGGTGACGGCAAAGACCGGCGCGATGCTTACCGCAGCGGGCAGGTTAGGGTTCCTGTTGTTTAAACTCTGGAGGAAAGATGAGCGACTCTGTCGCAGCGTTGTTGGGTGGGATCAAAGTTCATACGGTCAATAATCGCGGTAGCAATGCCGAGGAGATTGCCAATCTCGCCGTAGACAAGATTATTTATGTGGGTCAGGGCAGCGACCCCGTAATTGTTGGGCAGGCTATGGCGTTCAAAGACAAGATTCACGCTGTGCTTGTGCATTACCTTGATGTGGCTCAGAAGGCTGAGAGAAACACCATTTGCATCAAACTTCAGCAGCAGGGCCATGAAGACCTAGCGAACATTGTTCGCCAAATTTAAGGACTACAAATGGCTATTACCCAAGCGTTCTGCACATCGGCCAAGGTCGAGTTGCTTAACGGCATCCACGCCTTCAGCACCACAGTCGTTCGTGCATCGACTGCTGCTGACACGTTTAAACTGGCGTTGTTCACTTCGTCTGCGACTCTGGATTCGACCACCACGACTTATACCACCACCTACGAAGTCCCGAACGGTAGCGGCTACACGACCGGCGGAAAAACCTTGACGGTTAGCGGCCCCACCTCCAGTGGCACAACGGCTTATCTGGACTTTGCGGACTTGACGTGGACTTCCTCCACCATTACAGCCAATGGTGCGCTGATCTACAACAGCACCCAATCAGATAAAGCGTTCGCGGTTCTTGCGTTTGGCGGCGATAAATCGTCAACGTCCGGTGATTTCACTATTCAGTTCCCGGCATACAACGCGACCAACGCCATCATCCGCATCGCCTGACAATCTATGCCATACATTGCTGATCGCGTAGTCGAGACCACGACAACAACTGGGACGGGGTCGTATACATTGGCCGGTGCCAAAACAGGCTATCGGTCTTTTGCGACTGCGTTTGGCTCATCCTCATTGAGCGTCCTGTATACGGTCAGCAATGGCACTGATTGGGAGGTTGTCGTTGGCACGTTCAACGGAACCACTGGGTTGACTCGGGACACCATTCAATCCAGCAGCAACAGTGGGAATGCTGTTGATTGGGGTGCTGGCAGCAAGGATGTGTGGTGCGATGCGAGTGCGAGATTGATTGATAACGCGAACGGCGGCAGTTTGCTTTCGCGCACACTTAACATGGGAATGCCATAGGAGATAAAAGATGCCGGGTAATATCGATCCGATCTGGAGTAAGGTAGGTGACATTCAAGCTGTTGGCGTATCTGCTGCGAACACATCTTCGCAGGGTGGAGGCACGATAGGCTCGGATATTTTTCTGGCCTTTCAGGCCGATGCGACCAATGGTGGATATGTTCGTGAGGTGCGTTGGAGCCTTGGCGAAACCACTATCGGCACTGCAAGCACCGCAACGGTCGGCAGGGTTTTTGTTTCGTCCGTGACCTCTGGCACTACCACCACAAGCAACACGCATTTGATTGCGGAAGTTGGTTTGGCGACACAAACGCCTACGACTACGTTGCCGGGAGTTCCCATCACCGTGCCTCTGGACTTCGCGCTGCCGCCAAATTACACGATCCTTGTCACCAATCATGCTGCCCCAGCCACCAACACTCAATGGAAGGCGGTCGTAATCGGAGGCAAATACTGATGGATCAGCCGATTGTCTTTTTGTCCCCGCAGTCGGTGGCCGGTCAGGACGGTGTGCAGGTAGTTGATGATGTGAGTCACGAAGTCACGGCAGTGCTGTTGTCTGATGGCACTCCCGCTCCGCAGCCCTGCTCTTACAGAAGCGCAGATGCTTGATTTTGGTGATATCCCACAGTACTCCGGAATCCTAGGTATAAAGGAGTTTTTTGGCGTAAGCAAAGCGGCAGGCGCTAATAAGCAGATTGTTACCAAGCCTCGCGGAGCGCAATGGTGTTTTATGCTCACCATCGGCGGCGGAGGTGGCGGAGGTTCTGGTTATGTTGGTTCCGCTGGCGCTGCAGGGGGCGGAGCTGGTGGGGGCTGCGGCAATGTTTCGGTTGCTATATACCCCGCGTTTGTGTTGCCGGATATTATTGTTGTGGCT